CACCTGCGTTGATTACTATGAAATCAACACAACTTAACGTCAGTAAAAAATGGAATTCTATGATGAAAACCATACAAATACCTGATGGAAAAGGTGGAATGGCTATCCCTCCAATGCATGGGGTTGTGTATAAGTTATCATCTGTATTACAAAAGAACGATAAAGGTTCTTGGTATGGTTGGTCTGTTACACAAGACAGAATAATGGGACAAAAGGATAAAACTTTATACCTAACGGCTAAAGATTTTAATTCTAGTGTCTCTAAAGGAAACGTGCAAACAAAAGCTGATGTGGAAGAGAAAGCTAAAGATAGTACTCCGTACTAAATTTAGTTTGAAGGAGGAGCGATTTATTTATCGCTCCCCCTTTACAAAGAAATGAGAATGTAATATATGAAGAAATTCAAAACAATTTTTAGTGGATTAACAATAGCATATGGACAATACCAACCCGGTGACAGAGGAGAGAATGGTAAACAACAAGGAAAAGCCTTTATTGTTCGTAAAGACGTCACCGACGGGCTTTGGGACGATCATCTCGCAGGAAAAGGTGCAGCCTTGGGAATCATCCCTATTACGGAAAATAATGATTGTAGGTGGGGTTGTATTGATATTGACGAATATAACTTTGATCACCTTAGCCTCGTTAAAAGCATTAGGAATCTCAATCTTCCATTAATAGTCTGCCGTAGTAAATCCGGTGGTGCACACGTATTTTTATTTACTAAAGAAAATATTCCAGCATCTTTGATGCAATCCAAATTAAAACAAATAGCCATCATACTTGGATATGAAGGGTCAGAAATTTTTCCTAAACAAACAGAGATATTAGTGGATCGTGGGGACACTGGTAACTTTTTAAATTTACCCTACTACAATGGAATGAAAGGACTACGTTATGCTATCAACGATACTGGCGCCGGTTGTACACTTGAGGAATTTTATAAGCTCTATGATCTTTTGGCTTGCCGAAGGGAAGAGGTGGAACAAATTAAAACGGAAGAGAAAAAAATAGAAGAGGCATTTCCCGGTGGTCCTCCTTGTTTAAACAAATTGGCAGCAATTGGTTTTGGGGAGGGCTCAAGGAATAACGCATTATTTAATATAGCAGTTTATTATAAACAATCTAAACCAGATTCTTGGGAAGATGAAATTGTAAAAGCTAATTCTAAATATATGGATCCAGCTCTAAGTAATAATGAAGTTCAACAATTAATTAAATCAGTAAATAGAAAAGGCTATGATAAATATAGATGTAAAGATGCACCTATTAATTCAGTCTGTCAAGCTGGCTTATGTAGAACTAAAAGATTTGGTGTAGGGTTTGGTGAAGAAGAGATGCCTGTACTTGGAAGTTTAACTAAATATACTTCTAATCCTCCACAATGGTTTTTAGATGTATCAGATAAAAGAATAGAATTAAAATCAGAACAACTTTACAATCCAGGTATGTTTGCTTTAGCGTGTTTAGATCAAGCAAATAAAATTGTACCCGTCCCTAAACCTAGAGATTGGAAACAACATTTTTTAAAACCAATGATGCAAAATTTACAAGAAGTAGAACCTTTAGCTTCTTTAGATCCTATTAATGAAATTACAGGACTTCTTCAAGATTGGACTACCAATAGACAGTCAGCAAGAACTTTAGATGACATATTTAATAAACTTCCTTTTACTGAAGGAGAGTTTACATATTTTAGATTAGAAGATTTTTATGCATTTTGTAAAAAAAATAATTGGGAAATGGATAAAATAAAAACAGGTAATCTAATTAAAAGATTAGAAAATATATTTATAGAAGAGACTAGACTTAGAATTAAATCTCAACACCCACGAGTTGTTAAAATTAAAACAATGAAAAAGGTTGAAGCTGCTGTTTCTAAAGTTCCTTACCAACAAGAAGATTTTTAATGAAATATTCTAAAGATATAGGACCTAATTGGCATTTAAGATTTAGATTAATTATTAAAGAGCTTCAAGAAGAACTAGAACTAACACAAATACACTTAAATATAGCTGAGAGGAAACTAAAGAAATATGAAAACAATAATACTAGGTCCACCGGGAACAGGCAAAACAACAACCTTGTTAAATTTAGTGGACGAATTCATTCAAAAAGGAATTAGACCTAAACAAATAGGTTACTTTTCTTTTACCAAAAAAGCAGCGACCGAAGCTGCAACCAGAGCTGCCGATAAATTTGGTTTAGATATTGAAAATGATTTAACTAATTTTAGAACTCTTCATTCTTATGCTTTCAATCAATTAGGTATGACTAAAGAAAAAATGATGAAGACCGAAGACTATAAAGAATTTGGGCAGAAATGTGGCATACCTATTAAGACTGCAAAGTTCTCAAATGATGATGGTACCTTTAATTCAGACAATGAGTATCTTACAATAATAAATACAGCTGCAGTTAAAAGAATGGATCTTTTAGAATACTATGATTCAAGAAAAAATATTATAGATATAGAACGAAACACTTTGTATCTCCTTGCCGAAGAACTAAATAGATTTAAAAAAGAAAAAAATTTAAAAGATTTTAATGATCTCTTAGAAGATTTTATAGAAAAAAATATTAAAAATACTTTTGAAGTTTTATTTATAGATGAAGCACAAGACTTATCTCTTTTACAATGGGATATGGTTAGATGTATTTGGGCTAATGCTAAGAAAACTTATATTGCCGGTGATGATGATCAAGCTATATTCAAATGGGCTGGTGCAGATGTGGATCACTTCATTGCGCTTAAAGAAGAAGTAAATGATATTAAAGTATTAGATCAATCTTATCGTATACCAGGTGGACCTATTCACGAACTTTCTCAAAAAATAATAAGTAAAGTACAAAATAGATTTGAAAAAAAATATAAACCAAGAGAAGAAATAGGAATATTAAAAAGATATTCCGATATAACTCAAGTAGATATGTCCAAAGGTGATTGGTTAGTTTTATCGTCAGCTAATTATTTTTTAGAAGATGCTAAAGACTTATGTGAAATACAAGGATGGTATTATCAATATCGTGGCAGAAATTCTATTTCATTAAAATTATTATTAGCATTAAATAATTGGGAATCGTGGCGTAAAGGTGAACTATTAAATCACTTAGAGATTAAAAACATTTATGAATATTTAGGGGAAAATGTTTTAGTAGGATTTAGAAAAGGTAAAACTCTTCATTCAGATAGCAAATATACTCTAAAAGAATGTCGAGAACAACACGGCCTTAGTACTGACAAGGTTTGGTATGATTCTTTTGAAGGTCTAGATAATATGACCGAAAACTATATTCGTAATATGAGGGCGAATGGAGAGATGATAAATAAAAATCCTCGTATAATAATGTCAACAATACACGGAGCGAAAGGAGGAGAAGCCGACAATGTTTTATTAATGCAAGACTTAACAGGTGCAGCACTAGAAACTCTTAGTCATGACCCAGATGAATTACATAGATTATTTTATACTGGAGCGACGAGAGCGAAGCGTGAATTGCATGTATTAGATCCTAAAAACTTTGATCGTGCTTATATAATATGAGAACAGGAATATCCGATCAACACGAACGAGATGACAGTTTAGGAGCTGTTAATGAATACCGAGCAATTATAGAATTTTTAGCAAATGGTTGTGAAGTATTTAAAAATGTTAGACAACACGGTTGCATAGACATTGTAGTTATTCATCCAGATGGAACTATAGAAAAGCTAGATGTTAAAACAAGATGTGAACGAAAAAGAGACGGATCTCCTATACATAGATCCTTATCTGATAAACAAAAACAATGGGGTGTAAGATTATTTTATATAGATGAAAATCATGAAGGACACTACCATCCACCGAAAGGAATATACCATGACAAATAAAGAAATATTTAAAAAAGCTACATATGATTCATTAGACAAGCAGGTCGGAGGGAAACACTACCGCAATATGGCCATTCAGCCAGCAGAGTTTATAAATGAAAATAAACTCTTGTTTGCTGAGGGAAATGCTATAAAGTATATTTGTAGACATTCAATAAAAGGAAAAGAAGAGGACGTGAGAAAAGCTATTCATTACCTAGAAATGATTTTAGAAAGGGATTACTCGTGAGGAGTACTCAGATCCCACTTTTTGCACCCGAAACTGAATGGGTTGCTCCACATGAACTTAAAGATTTATCAGGCGCGAAAGAAGTTGCGATTGACTTAGAAACCTATGATCCTCATTTAATGACCCTAGGGTCAGGTAATGTAACTCAAAAAGGCCACATTGTAGGCGTTGCCGTGGCCGTAGAGGGGTGGTCAGGCTATTATCCGATAGGTCATGAGGGTGGTGGAAATATGGACAAAAAACTCGTTTTAGAGTGGGTCCAAGACTTAGTAAACCAAGAGAAAACTACCTTTATATTTCACAATGCAATGTATGATGTCTGTTGGTTGAGATCTGCTGGTATTAAAATTAGAGGTAAGATTGTTGATACTATGATTGCAGCATCTTTAATTGATGAGAATAGATTATCTTATCAATTAAATACCCTTGCAAAATTTTATGCAGGGATTGGTAAAGATGAAAAAATATTACAAGAAGCAGCTAAAAGTTATTCCGT